ATGTATATAAGGGGTGTCCAAAGTGGCTCCCCCTTGTATAGGGAGTGTCGAATCAACACCCCCTTATGTTCTTCTATTTACCGCTGGTTGCTGTTCCTAGTGCCACATTAATCACAGCAGACTTATCAATCACTTCATAATCGTTCCGCACGATCACTGATAATCCTTGGCTGAATTGGTCGAACTTGTCCCATTGGGCGGTTACTTGGTTACGCCGGAAAACAGCCACGGCTTGTGATAAGTCCCCTACAATCATTGGGAACGTCCCGTCAGCATTGTTGGCCAATAGCTTATCACTGATCATGACGACTGGGGCCCCTAACAAGGTAAAGCCACTAGGTGCTGTCGGGTTAGGTTGTAATAGATAACGACCCTCACTATCTTTCAAGGTATCAAGATAGTTGAATCCGGATTGGTTAACTAACCACATCTTGCTCAAAGCCGGGTCTAAGGTCACATTGAAAATCTTTTTAAGATCATCAATATTTGCGGCCGTTGCTTTAGCAAAGTTGCTACCCGTAAGCAGGCCCATAATTTGCGTGTTGTCCGTATTATCAACGAGTTGTTGTAATTGGGCCTTAACTTCACTCACAATATCCACTTCGGCATCTTCCACCACTTCGTTAGATAAGGCAATCTTACCCGCCCGAGTTTTCACATCAAATGGCACTTCCGTAAACATGTTCGCGTTGACGTCCGCAATATCGGCGAGTTCTTCCTTAGTAGCCAGTACGGCTGATTGTCGACTAGTCGAGATAGGATAAGTCCCAGAACCACTAGAGACTTGCTTAACCGTCGCATATTGGGCGAGATTGTAGGTGGATTGCTTTAATTGGAAAACGGGGGTAATTAGTTCCTTGGGAATAACCGCACTGGCACCACTCGTATTCAAGCCGTCTCGGGTTTCACCGTGGCTTCGTACATAAGCTTCAAAGGCAGGAACACCGGTCTTGTTGTCATCTTCATTCGTGTTTGGATCAATAATTGTTTGCTTTGCCATATTATCAGGCTCCTTTTCTTGATTGATAAATTTTTCGTAACTACGCGTATCAACTTGTACATTCGTATCGTCGTAAGCAGGAACAGCCACTACTGACACATCGAACAGACTTTTGACTTGATTAATGGTTCGGGTAATATTGCCATCGTCATCTTTAGCCCATTCGTCGGTATCATCATCACTGTCAAATCCAAACGAGCAGGAATCAACGTTCCCGCTTTGAACTTCTTCATAGACATCATTAGCAAACGACGTATTCGGCAACTGGGCGATGAAATGTAGCCCCTTGTCGTCTGTTTCTAGCGTCAGCGTGCCCGCTTTAACGCTGGCTAACACTTGGGTATAGTCGTGGTTATTAAGCATAAGAACGTTTGATAAATCGACACCATCAAGGGCCTTGGGGGTTACAATCTCGGTGAAACCGCCTAAATCTTTGCTTGGTGAATTCCATACAATCGCATAACCGCTAATTGTTTTTCCCTTAGATGTCTGTGAGTCTTTAGGTTGCGGGTCTGCTGAATTTTCAGCTGGCCCGTCTTCGGGTGTTTCTGACTGCGGCATTTGTGCTCGCAATTCGGCGTCAATCGTTAACCGTCGGTCTTGTTTCATGAATTAGTCACTCCATTCTTTTGTAAGTTTAGGAAAATATCGCCATCGTCAGTTGGTGGCAGGCCAATCTTAGCCCGAGCTTCATTGCGGCTCATAATGCCACCCGTAAATCCAGCCACCGCTTGGGCTTGCTGGGTCTGCGGATCAAGGCTCAATAATTTGTCCGTATTGAACGTGAAGTCATGGCCAAGCTTGAATGATAGTTCGCTGGTGAAGCTATCGAAGTAATGCTGTAACGTCCCTTGAAGATACTGCACGCCACTTTGCTCTTGGTTAGAATGATCGTTTTCTACCCCTAAGCGCTCTGGCGGTAAACCAAAGGCTTTAGCAATTTGCCGGGTCGTCCAATCATTCGAGTTCACAAGTTTTAACACATCGGTATTTAAGGACAGATTGCTAATATCCATACCATCATCAGTGACAATCGTATTAACCGCATTTTCTCCGGTGGTCGTTTCATCAAACTGTTTTCGGACGTTTTCTTTGGCTTCTTTACCTAAGTCCGTTTGGTGCAATTTAACGATGGTGGTGCCGTGCACGCCGGCAGTAAAAAAGCCGGTTAGCAATTTATTGCCGGCCGACTGAATCTGGCGCTCATCTTTCAAGGCATATAGTGGGCTGATCCCCGATACCCCATCTTTGGTGAAATATTTGAAATGCAAAATGTTATCAGGCGCGATCTGACGACACGTTCCGCTGGTTGGCGTATAAGTATAGGTCAACTTGCCGCTCACATCGTCTTGCTCAACCACCAATTGATTGTTTGGAATCAATTTCAACGTATGATTAGGCAAAATCTCGGCAAAACTATTGCCATTGAGTAACAGGTTAGCCGCCAAGGCATATTTAAAATGGTAACCGTCCATATTGCTATTCGGATTCTGATTAATCATGGTATTAAAAATGGCCGTATCACAAACGATCGGGTTGCTGGCAATATCACTGGCGATAATATTAATGGCCGCATAAATATCGCTATTCCGTAGCACCGCCGCACTCACAAACGTATAGGGGTCATTACTAGACAGACTAACCAAGGCGTCAGCCACTGGATCATGAGTGCCACTGGTGGTGCTTGCTTTAACAAAAATGCTCATGGGTTCACCTCCTTTTCTTCATAATTAATCAGTAGTGCTAAAACGATCAGGCTAACTCCGGCCAGTATGATGGCTGCATACCACCCTAACCAACCGCCGACACCAACGACTAGCAGAATCAGCCCCATAATCAGCAGGATTGCAGATAGGTAATTAGAACAGATCCGTTGCAGTCGCATAATATTCGTTCGCATGTTGGTTCGCCTCGCTTTCTTGGTAATAGTCCATACCGGCCACATAAGCATTAATTAACGCCGCTATCGGGTCAATCCGGTTGCTATTGCGTGCCTTATCCAATTGCCAACCATTATTTAACACTTTCAAGATGGCGTTATTGACCGCATAAGCGAGAATCTGATTGCCATTGTGTTTAATGTGACCCGCATACAGCTGATCACGGAAATTTCGGGTGGGAATATTCAAGGTCAACGTCCCTTGACGCACTTCAAATAAAGGATAATTCAATTTTTCGAACTTAGTGATTAAGGTTTGGGCATTGTATGGATCATAGGCCACGGCTTTCACTTTCCAGTTATATCGCCCGACTAATTGCTGTACATAGTCAAATAGCGCATCGTAATCAATAATGCCGCTGTCTAGTCGGGTGATACTACACTCGCCCGCCCGTTCCATTGATCGGTAATCAATACCATCACGTTTAATCTTGGAATCTAAGCCGTATTTAGTCCCCACAAACGCATGACTATCACAATAAAATTGACCGTTGCCAATTGGCACAAGCCAACTAACCGCGGTCAAATCATTACTTTTTGATAAATCAATGCCAATATACACATCGCGCCCCCGCAAATTAGGGATTTTATTTAATTTTCCAGCGGCCCAATCGTCCGAAGAAATATAACTATCCTCACTGGCTTGTAACCACATATTGAAGTTCTTAACCAGCACCGGAATGAGGTTATTTTGCTTAATGGCAAGGTCAACATCGGCCTGAATTTTCTCCGTCATGCGTTGCTTAACGTGTGGTTCACTGAACAACGGGTTTGCCTTGATCCAATTGGCTTGATCGTAAACTTCTTCGCGGTCGTCTAGTTCCCAAATTGCCACAAAGTAGCGATCAGCTTCAATCTTCCCCTTTAAAACGTCCGTCAACATCTCATATTCGGCGTGCATGGGGACGTTGAGGTTAAGCCCCGAAGTGGAAACCACCGCTAGTAATGAATTATCTTCTTGAGTTTGACCTGACTTTAAGACGTTGTATACCTTACGGTCTTTGGCCTCATGCCATTCGTCTAAAATAACCGTGGTGCCGGCATACCCATCAAGTGTACTGGTATCACTAGCAAGGGCTAAGGCTTGCGAATCAGTTTCTAGGTCGGTAATCGCTTGTTTTTGCACCTTAATGCGTTGCCGCATGTACTTCGACTGCTTACGGACTTGCCGTAAACCACTTGAAAGCATATCGTAGCCTAATTTAGCTTGTTTAAGGGCGTTGCTGACGAATAATACCTGTCGGTTACGGGCGGGCTGACGTTCTCTTAAAAGGCCATTAGCGGCCATACCCGAAGCCAGATAGGTTTTGCCATTTTTCCGTGCCATACTAATGAATGCCCGGTCATAACGCCGGTTGCCAGTTGCTTTCTCCCGCCAGCCATATAACTCACTGATGATCCATTCTTGAAAGGGCTGCATGGTGAGTTGGCTACCGTCAGTCTTAGGCATTAATTCGATAAATTTAACCGCTTTTACCGCCGCTTCCTCATCATAGTAGAATGGGAAGCTAGCTTCTTTAGAACGGCTTAAATCGCGTTTAAATCGCTCACATGCCCACTTAATCTTTTGACCAGCCAATACTTCCCCGGACAAGACCTGATCAACGTATTCAATCATGACAACATCGCCTCAAAAGAATCTTCTGGCGCGTCATCTTTCTGTTTATTCAATTCCATACGCGCCCGGCTAGATAGCGACATGCCTAAATCATTAGCTAGGGACTTTAGGTCTTTCATGGCTTGTGACTGCAAAGCCACGTACGGGTTCGGCTTACGGGAACCAGTTTCCTGATTCGTTTGAACTAGTCCATTCTTACGAATATCATTCTCGCAAGTCTGAATGGTGGCATAAGCCCGGCAGTAGCTTGCTAGAAGGGCCCGATCAAGTTCACTGATGGGCGTGTTAGCTTTCAAATACGGAGAAACACGTTTCCATTCGGTCAAAGCACGGTCATGTAACCAATCAGGGGGCGTTAAATCGAGTGACGGGTAATCAAACAAGGCAGTCTCGGCGTCTTTACGCTGGTCGCGTTCTTCGTTCGTTAGATGTTTCTTTAAAGTTGATAGTTGCTTAATTTTTTGACCCATTTTCGGGCTCCTTTCGCTAAATTTATATGCAAAAAAGCCACCACAGCATGGCTGAGGTAGCTCAAATGCACATATATTCGGAATTCGTTTATTATACATAAATCGTAACACTTTCGAGGGAAAAGTGCAATATATAGTATGCTGTTATTGGTTAGTATACTCCATATAGTTATGTTTCACCCCTTGACTTTTTATTTAAGCAAATTTTGAATAAAGTAGTAGACATTTTCTGATTTCTGTCAATATTGGCAAAAAATCAAACTTTTAAAGGGAAATTTACGCACAGAAAGGAGTGTGCCCGCTCTTATCGGTTCATTCATAGCCCCCCCATATCATTGATATACCAAGTTTTACAATCACTTTAGAATGCTCGCGGTCGAATTGTCGGCTACCAAATCCGACTCAGCCTAGTTTTCGGCTTAGCTCCCCAAAATTGGGGGCTCAAAATTGAGCCACGAAAGCAACCTGTCACGTCATCTTAACGGGTCAGCTAATGCACCAAGTTAGTGCGTTGGGGTCGTAACTTGCGACCGCAGATAGTACAGCGGAAAATTCCGCTCAATAACTCGGCTGAAAGATGTGTCCAATTTTGGACAGATATACTACCTAAGTTTAACTTAGCCAGCCATTTTTAATTCAGCTGAAAATTCAGCTCTACCTAACCTTATTCACTTGCGAATACTCTGTATAATCGCAACCACCAACTATCGCAGACACATCACGCCTTACCACCATTCTTAATGCTGGCCTCTTTTGACCGCGTTTCCCTAGCCTGCTTAGTCTTTTGATTATGGTGTCGGTAGCACAATGGTTGCAAGTTACTTTCATCGAGTCGCCGTGACCAATCATCACGCAACTCTACAATATGATCGACCACATCAGCCTTACGTATCACACCATCTTGATAACATTGCATACAGATAGGGTTGTTCTCTAGGAATCGCCGGGACAACTTACGCCATTGAGATGACTTATAGAATTGTTGATAGCGTCCCTCATGCTCGCCATACATGCGTTTGTGGTACGTTTCGGCGTTAGCCTTATGCTGGTGCTTATCGCAGTAACGGACGTCATAGGGCACCAGCTGACGGCACCCAGCATGGTTGCATTGCTTCATAGGTTTTGCCATATAAATAGATCTCCTTACATACACAAAAGGCCGCCTGTAAAGACGACCTCTCATTTATTACCCGCGCTTCTGGTAGCGAACCAATGTGATGATATCAAATGAGTTAACCTCATCATCACCGGCTACGTTGTTGACCCGATAAAGGGTGTCACCGATCTTAACCAGTTGTTGCTGATTGACCTGCTCATTATGCCGTACCACAATCATCTTCGTATCTGTCAGGTTGTCTCCGGTTAGAGTAATCTGCTGATTAATGGTCTGGCTATACTCACCGAACCATAGTGAGAATTGCGGTACAAATTGCGAAACGAAAGCACCTGTATTCGGGTTCATCTCACCATTACCATATACCCCGAATTGGCAGCGGTGTTTCATACGCGATACATCATAGGTTTTCATTAAATGACCTCACTTGTAAATAATCATGGCACAATATTCTACCAAAGCAGAATCTTCATCTTTACCGCAAGCATTCGTAGAAAACTTAACATCTAAGACATCATAATCCTGCGTTTCTAAACGTTTAATTGTCGATGATACCCCCATGTCTAGTGCTCTTGGTGTTGGCCGAACTACTGTATTTGTCTTAATCATTGTTAGTCTCCCTTTCTAGATCTTCACATTTACCTGCTTGGTCAATTAATTTAATTTTCATAGCTATTATTCTCCTTAAAGCTGATTGTCTAATTGTTCCAACATCTTGTAAGCATTTTGCCGCTGTTCTTTATTACTACTAGGATCATTCAATGCTTGATTTGCAACACTTCGGATAACATAGGCGTCAGCTAGCCACCCTTGACTTGATTTCATAAAGTGATTGTCGCTGAATTGCGCATACATTGGGTACATAAGTTTTAAATCTCTTACAGATTCTGGCTCATACTCCCCATGTTCGTTCGGAGTGAAACTTCCAACCAGTCCATCATCTTTTGCTTTTTGAGTTGGATCACCATTCTGGTCTAAAACGCCATTTTTAACCAAGGCTTTGTAAATATATGATTTCAACTTGTTAACTTTACTCGGAAGAACCGTTCCGTATTGTTTGACATAAAGATCAAAAGATTGCTCAACTAAACTCGGATAAATTACTTTCATTTTTCCTTTTCCTCCTGTAACTGAAACTTTTCGTTTTAACGTGGTCCACGTGTCCCGGTGGTCCAATCGTTGATATAACAACGTTTAAGAACACCTTAACGTGGTCATTTTATCGGTCCCACGTGGTCCACTTAGCATTCTTCGCGAATATACCCGTGTAAACGTTGACCATTCATTCTAATTCGCTGTGATTTCCACCCGTCCATATTGTCCATTAACAGCTTGATCCGCTTAGCTTCTGAATTCGTTCTACCGGTCAAATAACGATCCACTGTTTTATGGAAGACGACTTCCATAATCTCACGAGTTGTTGTTTGAGTTAGCGGTCTCCGTTCCTTGCTAATCTGATTAAGTAACCAATTAGATTGATGGCCGTAATCATTAACATAGCTTTGTTTCAAACTGGTACTCATGTTTCCCCAGTCAGCCGGTACTTTCATGGATAAGAACTCTTCAATAGCTTCTTTCATAGGATCAACGCTCTCAGCGTTCATTTGGTAAGCTTTTGCTTCTTTCATAGTCGACTTATCCAGATACAAAAGTTCGCCATTATCAAACCAATACTTAGCTTCCGCCAAAACTTGAAGAATATAATTCTCGTTTGGGTGCCACACGTCTAATTTAGCCTCGCTAACACCACATTTGATTGGATAGAAGCGTCGCTCGCCAGTGGCATCTTTCAAATAGTCAGATTGATTGGTTGTCCCAATGAATACACATTTACGAGGGTGCGGTAACGCATAGCGGCCATAACTGTTCCGGTAAGTGTCAGATTGGGCACTGATGAAATTTTTAATTCCCTCAATATCCGTCTTCTTCATCGCTGAAAGCTCAGCAACCTCAACTACCCAACTACCTTGTAATTGCTGATAGTCATCTTTTTGCTTCCCCATTCCTTTTAGCGTGTCATTAAACTTATCCGGGTAAAGGTTTCGACTTGCCGTGCTCTTGCCAAGCCCCTGACTTCCCTCGAGGATAGGCACGATCTCAAACTTAATTCCGGGTACATATACTCTCGCAATGAGACCCGTCAACCATGTTTTAGTAATGGACCGCGTATAGTGGTTGTCTTCGGCACCCAAGTAATCAATGAAGTAACGTTCAGCACGTGGCTTTCCGTCCCAAACAACTTTTTCAATACGGTCTTTAACGGGATTAATCTTCTTTCGATGAGATTCGGTCACCACGGCGTCCGTGATGTTCTCTTTGCTAAATAATAAGTTGTAATGATCCTCAAGATAGCTTCTTAATAATGTGTCATCACTGTCATTCCAGAAGCCCTTTTTGAATAAAGAGTTATCAGTTTGTGGATTCTTAACTATTTGCTCCGAGAACTCATCAAAAACGACTAGTCCTTTTAACATTTCGTCATGTTCCATAATTAAGCGGATATTATAGAGGGACTTGGTTTTGATCCCATCATCTGAATTCTTTTTGAAATCATTCTGCCAATCAGCGTCACGTCGCATTTTTATAACATTGTTGACTGCTTCTTGAGTCTCTACTGGTAAATCCATAGCTTTTCCCATTAATGTGCCCCCTTACTTTCTCTTTTTAAAATAGACTGGAAAATAACATTTATCTCTCTACTTGGTAGCGATGGATCTACAAAAGAATCATTTATCACTGATAGCATGTTATAAACAGTTTTCGGATCAGCACCAACACTAAACATTCGGCCTGCCATTTTAGTAAGCCAAACGTTCCTATCACCCGTATTGGTTCCTTGCACCATCTCATCAAGCAAACGCCCAGTATACTTCTTTAAGCGCGTTGTATAGGCGTGTTCTGACGTACCGTTCAAATTATTCGTGCTTAATTCATCGACTAGCCAATTAGGCGCCGGTTGAATATTGGCAAGTGTTCGCCCAGCTAAGGGTGCATAAGCCGTACCATCAACTTCACTTGGTGCAATTACAGTAAAGTCACTTAGCAGATCAATTCCGGGCCAATTATCGACCTTGCGCACCTTATCTCCGGTATACTTAAAGAAGTAATGAAGACCACCACCAGCGGTCTTTTCAATGTACGTATCTGGTGAAAGTGTCTTGCCTTGACGCTGTAATTTCATCAGGCTGTCTTTTCCATTCTTAGCAGAATCGTGAATATCCACATCAACTACCAATAAATGGGACGTGTCTAATCGCAAGCCTAGGTTGTAATCCGGGTTACTTTGAAACCAGTCCACAATGGTGTTTTGGTCTCTAGTGGCTTCTAAATATCCGTGGTGGCCCTTAGGTGGTGTCTTAGTGTTAGCTGATAAAGGGTAAATTTCATACCCGTTTTCAACTAAGTCAAGTGCCGCATATAACGAAGAAAATTCTTCCATCACGTCATCACCTATTCTTTAGGACAAATAGCGTTTGAGACTTTTAACATGGTGTCAGCAATATTCGCCAAATTACTTTCCAGATTGCTTGATTGATGACTATTGAAAAAATAAGCGGGCAACTCAGCGTCATGTTGCGCAACAGTGTTATCCATGGATAGAAGATCAATGCTAACTTTCAGTGATTCCCATGCCCGTGTTAATTCCTCAGCTTGTTCAAATAATTCTTCATTTGTCATTTTCCATTCTCCTTATTCATGTTAGAATTAAGGGGAAACATACATTCCTGATTATCTGACCTACTACTCGCCAAAGTTAAGTAGGTCTTTTTTGTATGCTCTCCCATTTTTCTTGCCTCGTATCTTTACGCTTTCTTCATTCCAACTAACGCCGTAGCAATGCCAAGAAAATAACTGGCAAGGAAACCGACCAACAGTAAACTGACTAAGTTCATAGGATCACCTCCTTAAGTTTATTCTGCCCCCGCACGGTGCAATTTAAATTGTTTTTGAAGCTAAATACTTATCCAGCTCTTTACGTTCAATACGCTTTAGTCTACCAATGCTAGTTACCTTTAATCCGTCATTAATCATCTTATAGACTGTATTCACACTACCAATGTGGAGTTCATCCATAACCTGTTTGTATGTTAGCCAGCAACTATGTTCGTCCTTCATCTTCATACCACCCTTATCCTTTAAAATAAAAAGTTGTCACACATCGTCAACGTAACTTTGCGTAACTGATTGACTTTATTCTACTTCCTGATTAAAATGAAGTCAAGTAACTTCACGTAACTTTTTTTGAAAGGTGATGAGTATTAAAGAAATGACTACTGAAAATGAAAACTTATCTAAAATGATAAAATCTACACGAATTTCAATGAAGATGACACAAGAGGAGTTTGGAAAGCAATTCACGCCTCCTGCCGCAAAAAGTATTGTTTCAAGATGGGAAAAAGCACAAAGTGTTCCCTCCACAGATAGATTACTTAAAATTAGTCAATTAAGTGGTTATTCAGTCGATGAACTTCTTTACGGGACACTTCAACATGCAATATCAGAATTGATGTTAGAGGCAATTAGAAAAGTCCATTCTTTCTTTGAAGGTAGATCTTATAATCCTACTGAGTTTATTGAACAAGCGTCGAATACAAGAGAAAACGTTTTTTTTCAGGACATGTTCGATTTCGTTCAATTCAAAGAAAACTCATACTTTGGCACACCGAGAGTCTCACGGAAAATCATGGATAAGAATGCTAAAGACATAACTGAAAATGAGCAAAAGAAAATCGATGATTTTTTTTCAAAAGAATATTTGGCTGGCTGTGAATATTTGTACAATAGAACGTATAAAATATGCAAAAAGATTGGTATTAGATCCTATGAAAAGGAAAAAATTATGCATATTTTAGCTAGAGAAGCAGAGCTTAAATTCAACGATATTGAACGTACGGATGAGGGGCTTGTTTTGTACGTCACATCTGAGCTCGATGAGCTCTACGCCTCTAAAATTCCGAGTTTTATTTATAGTACAAATGCTGAAGGTGAAAATGTAAGACTAGGTTCAGAAATTAACACTGATTTAGAAAACAAAATTTCAGATATGATAGCAAACTTATCGGAACAAATTTACTACTTGATCCATGAAAAGGATTAATACAACCTCAACCTTACATAACACTGCCCCCGCACGGTACGTTATGGAGGAAATTATATATGGCAACAATCAAGAAGTATCAGGACAAGGACGGGAATACCCGTTATCAATTTCAAATATATTTAGGCACTGATCCACTAACTGGTAAGAAAAAAACTACCCGTCGTCGTGGGTTCAAGACAAAAAAAGAAGCCCAGATTGTATTATCAAGACTTGAACTTGATGTTTACAACCATGGACTTCCCACAAAAAATGATAATTCTGTTTTTAGTGACATCTATCAACTCTGGTTCACACAGTACCAGCATACCGTTAAAGAAAGCACTTGGGCAACTACCAAACGAATGTTTCGGCTACACATTTTGCCCGTGTTTGGCGAGTACCGTATAGCTCAAATAACCATTAAAGATTGTCAGAAAGCAATCAACCAATGGTTTAACGAGGGATTAGCCAAATATCATACGCTTATGAACTACGTTGCTAAGGTTCTCGATTATGCCATCAACATTGACTTGATCAGTGAAAATCCAGCTAAGCGCGTTATTGTTCCGGTAAATAAGAATGATCGTTCACGCAAAAACTTAGAGAATTATTTTGATAAGTCAGAATTGCAACACTTCTTTGAGTGTCTGAATGATGACGACAATACGCCACAAGCTAGTGTGTTCTTCCGTTTGGCAGCATTTAGCGGTATGCGAAAGTCAGAAATGTTGTGTTTGGAATGGTCAGATATTGATTTTGTTCATCACACCATAAACGTCAGTAAAACACAGTCTCGAGGCGATATGGCTCGTTTACTGGTACAGACACCCAAGACTGCCAGAAGTAATCGAACTGTCTTCATAGACCCTAAAACAGTGCAAATTTTGCAACGGTGGCAATTGGACCAGAAGAAATATCTTATCCGTTTTGGTTTTAACGTAAATCACAGCAACAATTATGTTTTTGCCAATGAGAATAACGAGATGTTTCAGCCATCTAAGCCGCGCAAATGGCTTGAACATACCCTGACGAAATATGATCTAAAGCACGTAACCGTCCATGCATTTCGGCATACCTATGCCACCTTGGCATTTGAAGCTGGTGCTTCGGTTAAATCGGTTCAGGATCAGCTAGGGCATTCAAGCTATCGAACGACTTTAGATATTTACACGGCAGTCACTGCAAAACAAAAGAACGAAGCCACCCAAAAACTAGCAAGTTATCTTAATTTCTAAAGTGGACTACGTTTGGACCACGTGTGTACCACGTTACTGAATCCTGTAACGCTTATCATATAAGGCTTTGACCAGGTGGACTAGGTGGACCACGTTAAAACAAACATTTACTAGTATAGGATAAAGAACGAATTAGTCATTTTCTAGCTTACCTATTTACGCAACCCAATCTTCAAAAGACTATCACAGCAGGAATAAACGTGGCTTACTTGGCTTACCATTTGGCTAACTTTTATTGATAATGAATGACAATCAATGAAACACCTAGGCATAGAAAAAGCCGCTGTCACAAGGGTTTTGACACCCTATGACAACGGCTGATAAGTAGGAATTGGGTATACTGGGCTCGAACCAGTAAATTACGGATTCAGAGTCCGCTGCCTTACCAATTTGGCGAATACCCAATAAGCTGTGATGCTTGAAACAACTATTTAATAGTAACTTGTTCCGCTTTAGGTGTCAACCAGTTTTCCTGAAAAAACCAGTATTTTGTATGAATTCCCACTTGTGTGTAATTTTATGCAAAGAACAATTGACATTCTTCGTTGGATAGCGTAAATTAGATACTGCTAGTAAATGACATTGCCCGCTGGTCAAACTGGTTTAAGACGTCGCCCTCTCAAGGCGGAGTTACGGGTTCGAGCCCCGTGCGGGTGATACTGATATACTGAAAGGTGATAAAACGTTGATTTAATAACGTTTTATCACCTTTTTTTCGTTTATTAACTA